GATGCCAGGTGGATTTAACCCACTTGAAGCCCTGACACACTTCTTTGCCGCAAATACTGGATTTGGTCTTAAAGGTGATTTGGTAAAACAAGTTACTAGTTATACTACACTTGTTGCAAACCAGTTACAAAACATTCAGTTACAGATGGATGGGCTGACTATAGATTACACAAATTCATTAGATGAGGCAATTAAAAATGGTAGTTCTCCGAGTAAAATAAAACAGTTGACTGATTCATATAACTCAACGATAAATACTTTGGCTCAAAGTCAAACAGATATATACAATAATTTGGTTCAGAACTATAAGGATGCAAAGGATGCAGGATACTACAACTACACCATGAGTAATGCTCAAAATGAAGCAATTACATCATTGTATAAAGATACTAATCAGGCAGGGCAAGCAGAAGAAGTAAAGAAATTAATAAATAGTATGAATGCTGCAGATACTACAAAATTAATAATTCGTGAAGCAGTTGCAAATGGAACAATGCAGTTATCAGATATTCAACAATACCTGACAGAATACGGTAATGATGCAAAAATGATGTCTCGTTTGGGAATAGTTACCAATAAATTTGGAGGAAATATAGCGTCACAAACCGCCATGCTTTCGTCTGGAATGAATGCAACATCTGCAAATGATTTTTCTAAAAACATTGCATTGTCAAAGGATTACAGTGCGGCACAAAACACACTTAACGCAATAATTGAGGCTCGTAAGGCTGGAGGAGTTGGTGGCGTTGGGGCTACAGCAAAAATTGAAAACTTCTTTGGTAAGTCAGAAAATCTTGCAAAACTTAAAGAACTTGGAGATGACCTAAGTGCTCTGAAAAAATATAAAGAAATAAATATAAAGATTTTGGGTAAAGTTTATGGTGCTGCAGAAGTTGCTGCTATAACCAAAGATGCCAAATACTTTAATTCATTAAATAAAGATAATAAGATTACTTATACCCAAACATTTGACACATACTACAATATGATTGGCTCCAAAGAATTTGACCAGATGTATATTAGTTGGGCTGCTGGAGATGGAAAGAATGAAAAAGACAAGAGTCCAACAGGATATGTTGCTTGGCTTGCTAGACAGGCAACAGAACTTCAAAAACAGCAGGATGCACTGGAAGGCGGCGGTGGCGGCGGCGGTGGAGGAGAAGTTCAGGCATCATTCCTAGATGATGTTGTTAAGGGTATTCGAGATAATGTGAATGGTTCTCAAAAACTTACACTTGGTTGGACAGCATCTAAAAAAGCAATTCAAGATTTCTTTGCTGCTGGTGCCAAAGGTTTTGCTGGCTTAACTCAAATGCTGACAAAGAATAAGGTTCAAGATACCCTTATGCAGCAAATGCTTGGTTTAAGTAAAGAAGATTATGAGGCACACAAATCAGAACTTGTTGACCAATATGGAAAATTGACTAAGTTTGGAGAGCAAGTTCAAAGGGCTAACCAGATGGTTAATATTGGAGAGTATATTGCTAGTCAGCAAATTGCAACAGTTGAGGCAGGAAGACAGATTGCATCATTAAAGAAACTTAAAACCGCTGGGGTAGATGCAGCACTTGCAGTAGAACTGATGAAAGACAAACAGTTTGCTTTAGCAATATCAGGGGCAAAACAAAACGAAGTAAATATAATTGTAACCAAAACACTAAAGGCTATGAAGGCTGCATACGATGCACTTAGTTCGTCAGAAAAAGAGCAGAAGGGTATTGCACTATATCAGGCAGGTCTAGATGTAATTGGCGATAAAGAAACAAAAATTAATAAGGCTTATGACGATAGAATTAAGGCACTTGAAACAGTTTCGTCTTTGAACGAACGAATTTCTGCAGCACAGCAAGACCAAATGGATATTGCAGAGGCTTTGTCTCGTGGAGATATTTTTGCTGCTGCTAAAGCACAAAAGACTATGATTGCAAATGATGCTCAAAGAGCAGTTCAAGCAAGTAAAGATATGCTTAATGCTCAACGAGAGCAAGAGATTAGCGATATTCAAGTTAAAATCAACGGAAGACTAGAAACAAGAGCAAGTTTGACAGAAAGAATTGCTGACGCAAATAGTCGTATTCATAGAGATACCCTTGCTCAGTTGAGTCAACAATTCTATGTTTATCTTAATGGTACACTTCCAGAAACAGTAGTTAAAAAGGCTTCTGGTGGACACATTATTGGGTCAGGTACTGGAACAAGCGACAGTATTCCAGCAATGCTTTCTAACGGAGAATATGTTATTAGAGCAAATGCTGTAAAGACTATTGGTGTGAATACCCTCGATAAGTTGAACCAAGCAGATAGAATGCAATTCTCTAATGGTGGTGCGGTTGGTTATGCTGCTGGAGGATTGTCTAAGTATGCTGATGGAGGGTATACAGATAGAAATAATCCTGAGTATTGGGATGCAAGAAGAAGATACATTATGCATAAGGGCGAATATCTGTGGATGCTCGCTGAAAGATTCTTGCCATTCCAACCACCAGGAACTACCCTGAATGATTTTGCACAACAGATTATTGCTTCTAACGTAAATCCTAATTCAGGTAATCCAAGTAAACTTTCTATTGGAGAGCATGTTTTTATTCCAGGAATTACTGATGTATTCCCAGGAAAATCTGGAGAACCGCTAAAGTTATTTAAAAAGAAAAAGCCTAAGTCAAAAATTTGGGGAACAGATGTTACATTAGGCGAAAGTCACTATGGTCTAGGTGGCGGCACTATGGGTGGTGGTCTGCTAGGCGGTATGACAAAGATGTATGCCGATGGTGGTCTTGTAGGAAAAGCAGATGACACCGCAATGTCCAATAGATGGATGGCTATGGGTAATTTCTTTGCAGGTAAGAAAAACACAAAGGTTGTTCCTGGCTCATTTATGAATACTGCTGGATATAACGCTGGACAAAAGGCACAAAAGCCAGGTAAGAAAAATCCAACTCAAGAAGAATTGCTTAATCTAAAACCTAATGACCCTAATGCACCATGGAACAAGGGTGGTTGGGCAGAAAATGGAGATGACCCAGTACAAAGAAAACGATATTGGCATCAGTGGGGATATAAGCCTTCAAACTTTAAGCCTGGAGACCCTACATCTGGACAGGTAATGGATGTTGCAAAGACTGGTGCATACTTTGTTCCAGGAATTGCGGCTATGACATCTGCTGGAGACGCTGCCACATCATTTGGTAAGGGTGATATTGGTGGAGGAATTCTAAACTCAGCATTTGCTGCAGGTTCATTATGGATGCCAGGATTATTCAAGGCGGTTGGTCAAGGTCTTGGTAACGTAGGAAGTTTTATAGGTTCAAAGATTACCACAGGTCTTGGTATTCGTGGTGGTAAGAATGCTTTGGCAGCCTTGGCAACATATGCGGATAGATTCTATGAGCATGGTGTTGGGATGGTCAAGGGAACGATGGGACTTGTTGATAAAGTTAAAAATCTTACACCAACATTAGGATTTAATCTTTCTGACGAAGCACTTCACAATATGCTTAAAACTGGTTTTTATGGAAATATGAGAACTGGAACTACAAGTTCTACAACAGATAGCCTGATGAATAGAATAGCAGTTGAACAGAACATGATGGGCATTCCTGCTAATGCTACATCAAAGCAAACACCAGCATACGGATTCCTGACAACAAAAGAAGATATTCCTGTGACAGAGGGTTCTGTTTGGAATCGTGGTGCTCAGACTCCAGAACAACAAGTAATTAATAATTTTAATCAACTTATAAATCCATTTAGCAGATATCTTCAGGCATATGGAAACAATACTATTAAACTAAAACCAAATTCTTTGGGTCAGGCAACAATGTCTATGGGAGATAGTCTTTCAATTTGGGACCAAGCACTTAGATTAGGGCAGAGAAATCCAGGTGTGCAAAAGTTCTCATCAATATTCTCAACATATCCAGCACTGCATGGAATTCTTGAATCTACTCAAAACCTTATGCGTAAAGAAGTTCCTGGTATAAAGACTCCAACAGGTTTCCCATATATTGAAGCACATCTTCCTGGAGGATTTGGTATTAAAGACATAGATTCAATTATTCTTCACCCTACTGAAAAATTTGGACCACATGCTAAAGAAAAAATTGCTGCAGAATTAGCAGAACGTAAGGCTGTTTTGCAAGAATTGTTTGACTCATTAGGTATTAAAGATATTAATATTAAAACAAACAATGGAATGGAGTTTATAGATTCAACACTTCCTGTCAAAGACCCAAGTAAATATAATTTTATGGATATGGTTAAAAAACTTATTCCACAAGGAACTAGGATACCACAATCAGTAATTAAAGAGCAAAAACTAGAAGCAAAAAACTGGAAGAGTCAAGTAATGTCTTCCGCTTATGAACTACTTAAGTCTGGTAAAATAGTTGGATATCAAGTACAAGACTTTAGGAATTTGGCAAATGTTGGTGCTAAAACTATTAGAAATTCTTTAGGTCCAGTAAAAATTAAACTACCAGAAGAATTTGCTGGTAAGTTTACTGACTATAAAAATTTGACTCCAGAACAAATTCTTCAGTTAGTTTATAGAACTCCTATACAATCAGGAAAACTTATTCCAGAATCAATTCCTCCTTTTGTTACAAAATATGGTGGCTTAAATCCATCTAATACTATTTTTTCAGAAAGACCTTATATAAAACAAACAAATCCAATACTTGATTTCCTTTGGAGAAATGGAATTATAAACACACCAAAAGGAATTCAAAATATTTTTTCTTCACAAATGGCATTAAAAGATACAGACCATTTCTTGCCACAAATTGGATTGTTGCCACAAATACTTTATGGAAATAAGTCTAAACGTTCTTCATATGTGACTAATACTTTTAATACTCGTGTAAGTGATTCTATTGGCAATGTTGGAAATAAAATAACAGATATTTTAGGTAAGTTTATTCCAGGTTTTAAAAACTCTATGAGATTAGGACCATTAAGCACATATATTAGTTCTAGTGGTGCTGAACGACAAGACAGCATTTTATCACTTTTCCCACATGAGTTTGCACACATTTTTGATAAAATTCGTGTAAACGCATTTGGAAAACCAAAAGGAAACTTCCTTAATCCATCCTTGTTTGGTAAGAATTATAGAAATACCGCACAAAGTAGTGCACAAAATGCAACATTAGAAGCCAGTGCTAAAGTTACAGAGGCACAACTAGAAAAACTTCTTGGCGGAAGTGGATTGATTCATCCATATACAAACACATACAGTGTACAAGGTTTAATGGCAAATCTTCAGTTTGATAAAGTAAGACCATATCAAACAACAACTGATTGGTATACATCATATCTAAACACTATTTATAAAGCAAGAAAGACTACTGGACTACCTATTCACACCGATGAGGAAATGTTGGCAATGCAACAAATGTCACGCTTCCTTAAACAATATGCACCTACTAAACAATTTTTAGAGGCTCCAGATAACTTGGCACGAACAGATTTAATTTTGACAAATGTTAATAAAGAAATCATGCGTTTAAGAAAAATTAAAACAAATAAATTAACTGAACAAGAAATAAATAAACTATCAGGTCTTCAAAATATTAGACAACTTATTCTTAATACTAGGGCTAATATTAAACCTGGTGTTGGAGCAGGTGATAGGGCAGGATTAGGTTCGTCATTGTTTGGACCACTAAATAGTGCAGTTCCAGAATCTTTAATATTAAGAACACCACAAAAGAATTTGGGTATAACTAAAAAGATTTTAGAAGACTCAGGAGAAGGCATAACTCCTGGTGGCTTTAGAACAATCAATGGAGCACAATATTATGTTAAAAGACCAGAAACTGCTGCTGAAACAACAGGAGAATTAATTAATTCAACTATTTGGTCTCAATTAGGTTTGGGTGGACCAAAACTTAAAATGCTTACTGGTAGAGTTCTTGCAAGTAAAATTATTCCAGACTTAATTAAAACTGACCGTTACAGTTTGGCAGACTATATCCAAAAATCACCAAATAAAGTTAAAGCGGCTAATGGTCTTGCATCTGGATTAAGAAAATATATTGATGAAGCATTGCCAACAAATGCACTTTTGGGTAACTGGGATACTCATTCTGGAAATATTTTATTTAATCCAAAAACAAAGAAATTTGAAAACATTGATTTGGGAATTACAGCACTAACTACCGAAGGTAGAGGTCCTGTAAGCGACTTGTTTGACAATGAACTTGCAGATAGAACACGTCATATTGTAGCCGCTATGAAAAAGTCTGGATTTAGTTTATTTCAAATAAACAATATTCTTAAAAAGAATGGTCTTTCTAAAATAAGCAAAAAAGCACTTGAAAACTCAGAATACGGTAGTTCGTATTTTAAAAAATACAATCTTAAAAATTTAAAACAAGAAAAAAATCTTACACCACAAATAAATAAAATAGCAAATATGCTAGGTTTTGATTTGAAGAAAACTTCATCTGCTCAAGTTAACCGTGCTGCAATGAATGCTAAAACAAATCCTTTTATTATGAATATGATTAAAAATAATCCAGAATTAGCACAATGGATGAAGTTATCTCCAGCAACTGGTTCTGTGGATGGCGGCAGTCTTTCTGACGGTCTAGTAAGTCTATTCTTTAGACTTAAAAATGCATCAATGAATGACTCAGTTGTGAAGTATGCTAAGGGTGGTTTGGCTATTCCTAGATTTAAAACTGGTGGCTATGTTGGAATGATGCCTAAGTTTGCTGATGGCGGTTTGGCTAATCTACATCAAGGAGAATATGTTTTCCAGAAGTCAGCGGTAGACAGAATCGGATTAAAGAACCTCAATGCCATGAACCAAGGTGATACAATAAGTGGCGATTCAGTGTATAATTATAGTATCAATGTCAATGTTAAGTCAGATGCTAATGCAAACCAAATTGCAGATACTGTTCTTAGACAAATTAAACAAATTGATTCACAGAAACTAAGGGGTGTGCGTATATAATGGCTACAGGTCAATATATGGAAGGTCGTAGAAAATATGCTAGACCACAGGGAGTTTTGTTTTCTAAAAACTCTGGAACCATTGCAGAAAATGGCAAGTACGTTCCTGACGGATTTGAGTTCGGTTCTCTCAACGTTTTTGATACAGACGCAGAATTTATCATTTTGTCTGATGATACTAGGGGACCAATAGAGTTTAAAACTACAAGAATTGAAAATCGTAAAAGAATGATTAATGGGCGTATGCGTTCATATCATATTGCAGATAAACTGAACATAAATATTTCTTGGACTATGCTTCCATCACGTTCATATTTTGGTAAACCAAATTTTGATACAAGCACTGGATATTCAGATAAAACTGAGTCTTGCACCAGTGACGGTGGTGCTGGAGGAGTCGAAATTCTTAGGTGGTACGAAAACAATCAGGGTTCATTCTGGGTATTTTTGTCATATGATAAGTATAGTAATTTTGACGGAACCGAAGACAGATATTCTCATTTAGCAGAATATAGTCAGGTTGTAGAAGTTTACATATCTAATTTTGAATACTCTGTTCAAAAACGTGGTGCTAATACAGACGACTTTTGGAATATTTCTATATCACTGGAAGAGGTTTAGTTATGTTTAAAACTTATGACGATAACGGTAATGAGACAACAGTTTTGAAAGACTATTTACTTGAAGCACAAACAATTAAAACTCAGTCAACTGTTTTAGCGGAATGGAATTTAAATATTGCAGACAATATAGATGAGATTGGTAACTATAGATATAGACCAAACATTGTTGGTAGTAATTTTTATACCCTGCCATCTACATTTATCAAAGAAACTTCAAATAACGGAACAACATCAAAATATTATGGTGCTACAGATGCCGATGTTGTTATTGACGGTGCATACGATATAGACAATAACCCAACACAAATTCTAGAAGAAAACCAAAAAATAAAATTTTATTATTCTTTAGAAGATTGTTTTAATAGATTTAGACCACGTTCTGGAATAAACAAGGCGGTCTATGCTAAAGGAAAATATTCACATTTTGCAAATCAAAATATGGCAAATAGACCAAGGTACTATGTAGCAGACAAAACAAATATTTTTAAATACTGGACATCTTATAGAACAGAAGCAACACAGAACGGTACAGTAATTACTAATGAAGACCGTGGCATATCTAAGATACAGGCTTCTCCGTCAACAGATGGATATTATATTCACGACTCTGTTCCTTTTGTTGTTTATAAAAGTGACATTTACGCTAATAGAATTATTATTAAGATGCAGACACATGTTGGAGATACAGATTTAGGAACATTCTATGACGCTAAAGGAAACGCTTATTCCGACCCATTTTATGGAAACGCAAATAAGGCAGTTCCAAAAAAATGGAAGATAGATGTTTTAAGGACAAAAGACGATGCAAGTCTAGTATGGGAAGAGGCTATTGATTTAAGTAGTTATAGCATAAATAATGATGGTTATGTAGAACTTGTTTTTGGACCAGAAATTCCAGCAGAGTATCAAAATATATTTGTTTATGCAAACACGGTAGCAGATGAATCGGCATTACCAGAAGAATCAGTAAATGGTTATGCCTATCTTGTAGAAGCAACAAATGAATACTATATTTGGGTAAACTCTATATCTGGATACGACACATTTGATGCAAAATCAGTTTGGCAAACAATAGATGGATTACCAAATAGGATAATTCCATATGCAGAAGATTTGGTTGGTGATGAAACAACCATTGCCAGTTATAATCTAAATGATGGTTTTTATAGATACAGAGAGTTTGACCTTATCCGTGGTCTTCGCTTGTCAGTAAGCACAATGACTAAACAAAATATACCATTTGACTTAATTGAACTTTCTCCAAGACTAGCGGTTGACCTGTCCGATAAAACAGAAAGTTTTTCAATTGAGAAAAAGGCATCAGACCTTTCTACAACTGGATTACCATTAGGAGACATTCTTGCATCTACTGGCAAACTTTCATTATTTGATTATGACCAAGCGTTTGATAAAAATAATTCTAGAAGCATTATTCAAAATATTTCTTTTAAAAATTTACAATTTAAATTTTATCAAAAAATTATTGATGTAGATGGATACGACTATTTAATTCCAATAAAAACAATGTATGCAGATGGCTTTCCAGAAGAAAACTATTCCGATAGAATGCTTGAAATTAATTTAAGAGACCTATTCTTTTATTTTGAATCAACTACCGCCCCAACTGTTTTTGTTAGAAAGAAAACTTTAAGTTATGTAATTTCTTTGTTAATGGATTCTATTGGATATTCGAACTATGTGTTTAAAAGAACACCCAATGAACCTGAAATCATTATTCCAGACTTCTATATTGCACCAGACAAAAATGTTGCCGAAGTGTTACAAGATTTAGCAAAATCAACCCAGATATCCATCTTCTTTGATGAAGATAACAATCTTACAATTATGAGTAAAAACTATATGATGCCATCTTATACAACAAATATTAAGAATGGTCGTGTAACAGATATTGTGTTGTCTGGTTCTACGGACCAGCAAAAATTTGATTCAGCATATGAAAAGAAGACGGTATTAGGTGAAGGTAGTTCAATTGCAAACATTGTAGACATTAAATCAGAGAGTCACGATATTTATAATGACGGAAAGATTGTGTACAATTCTAAATATATTCAAAAAAGTGTATCGAATTTAGACCAGGTTTCTAAACTTGATTCAGATAAAACATATTCTTATCAGCCAGTTTTGCTTTGGGAACTATCTGAGCAGAGCAATGATTCAAATGCTGAGAGTGAGGATGCCGCTTCTGGATATAGCCTATCTGCTGTAACGCTGGCATCTGAAATAAAAGATGTAGACCCATCAATTAGAGACAATACTATTGTAGATAACATTATAAATGTTGGAGAAAGTGTTTATTGGCTAAACAATTATTCTGGATACTTGTTTGCTAATGGTGAAATTATAAAATATGATGCAAAACAGTATACGGTAACTGGCGAAGCAAGTCCTGTTTGGATTTCTAGTAAGAGCGATAAAGATTATTATTTCTCAAAAATTGGTTATGGTGGAAAACTTTATCCTACAGGAAATATTAGAATCTACACAGAAGTTTCATATAAAGAAAATGGGGACTTGGATAAAATTATTAGACATGGTAGAGCACAGTTTGGAACAAAACGCATAGCCCATTCCGCTGGATTGAGCACAGAGTCTCCTTGGATTAAAAATGTTGCAGGTGCTGCAAATGATTTTGAATACTTGAATGGCACTAAAGATTTTAGATATGCATCTTCTTCTGTATTTCCTCCAAAAACGAAGGAAGGCACAGATATTGCAATTCCTGCTGGAAAAGGAATTGCAGAGTCAGAGACTGGAGGAGTTTTATCTTATTACGAAGACAGGAAATCTTTTACTACAAGAAATGGAATCATAAAAAATTACTTATCTTCGTCTTACATAACAGAAATTGAAAAGAAAACAAGTCCAGAAATTGGTGCAGTTCAGGCATCAGCACTTGTTATGGCAGGAACAAAAGACAATAGAAGAACTTCACCAATAAACTTTATATCATATTCATATAATGAGACAAAAAAAATATGTAACACCTTTGGAACAAGAATGAGAATTATGGGGCAAAAGTCAAAAGACCTTGTAAATATTCAAAATGCAAATGGTTCTATGGAATATTTTTCAAATGAAAAAATTGCAGTTAATGATATTGAACAAAACATAAGTATTTCTGGTGGTTCTGGTGGAATTGGAATATTTTTAAATCCACAAACTAATGCTGGATACTATTTTGAGATAGCGGCATTAGGTTCATATGCGTCATCAAGCGAAAATTTTGCTAACTTGTGGTTTTATAAATTAAAACGTAAACGAAAACCAGAAATTACAAATAAGACTAACATACAAATATCAACTTACGGAAAAATAGATGATGCAACTAGTAATGAAATAGAAGGCAGAGAGCCAGGTGCATTATCAACTAGCATTTTAGATAAAGTTCCAAACAAGGGCGATAGAGTTGTGATTTCTGGACAGACATTGACACAGTACAATGGATACTTTAAGGTTATGGAAGTTGGTAATTCAACAGAAAAATGGAAACTTGAAAGAGACGAGTTGGCAATTCCAGAAGTGCTTTGGAGTGCAAAATCAAAGATTTTAGCAGATACCACTGGAACTGTTGGAATGTCTAGAACGAGTCCAAAAGAAGATATTCCAGTATATGATTTAAAAATTAAGTGGATACGATTATCGGACAATTCAATAAAGTTTGACTTATATATAAATGATGTTTTTGTTGGCGGATGCACAGACGCTGAACCAACACCAACAAATAATTGTATTGGTCTTTTTGTGAGAGGTACATCAAAATGTATGTTTGAGCATGTTTATGCTGTATCTAGAGATTATCAGCAATTAGCAAAACCAGCCTCAATAGCAAATTCACCCAAAATATTTGATTTAGATAGCATTAAGTTATCTAATACGTTTAATGCATATAGGCTAAACGAAGCAATTATTACAGACTATTTATCTAGTCAAACATCAACAGGATTTGAAAATAGTCTATATTTTGAAGAGTTTGGAACAATTATGCGTGAGTGTGCTTATTTAAATGTTCGTTATGACAAAGCCTATCCAGCATTGATTGCAAAAATTGCAAACACATATAATCCATTGCTAGGCTATTATGTTTCTAACTTTAGGGCAAATCCATATGGTGCAGAGTTTATGGTTTTCAATACTACAGACTCACCACTTCCAATGGATTCTTCTACTGGAAACTATTTAAGAATTAATGGTGTTGCTTTTACAGCAGAATCAAACAACGAATTAACTGTAGATGATTTTTTCAATAAGGTCAGTGATTATTCTCATTCACAATTTACAACTTTGCCGAAGAATGCGACAAACGCAAAAAATGATTCTATTTTAATTAAAAACAGTAGAATTACATATGGCAAAAAAGATTTTTCATTAGAGGCACCATACATACAAGATAGAGACACAGCCTATGAAATGATGGATTGGATGATTCAAAAAATTAAAAAACCAAAAATTGCAATAGGTGTAGAAGTTTTTGGGTTGCCAATTGTACAACTTGGAGATATTCTTGAAATCAATTACACAATAACAAAAGAAAAAGATGGTGTATACAATGATGAGTATGTTCAAATATCACCAAACTCTAGATTTGTTGTGTATGCTATTAATTATTCGGTGGATAGCAAAGGTCCATCTAACACATTGTATTTAAGTGAGGTATCCTAATGGCAATTATTAGTGCAAAACCAATAACATCAAATAGTATTTCTAACATAACTGTTAGTGCTGCTGGTGCAACTGCCAGCAAAGCAAAGAGTATAAAAATTGCAACATCTAATCTATTTATAGATTCAGCAAATATTCCAGAATATAAATCAATAGAAGACATTGTTTTGCAAACATTAAATCCTGGGGAAATCTTAGATTATAGTGACACCAACCTTGTTGTTGTAAGTGGAAACACGAGTGGCACGAACAATCAGAGCCTTGATAGCACCGTTACAACGCCATCAACTAATCCACAAGACCTTTTATCATCTGGTGCAGCAAATAATCAGCCATCAACTTTTTACTCTAGCATAGACCTTTATGTCCCGAATGTTGGAACAGGTCCACAAGGAGAAGTTATTTACTTTGACCAGTCTAATAATTTAATTATTGATACGATAAATGTGAGAGAGGTTGACGAGGTAGAAATTGAGTTTTGGAAATATGAAACAGAACTTAATGATACAATATATTCATAATGATTACTTCAAAAGGAAAAGAAATTTTGGGAAAATCCCTAGCAAATGGAACAATTCCATATGCATCATATATTGCAGTTGGCTGTGGGGCAAGACCAAGAAAAGTTTTTAGCGTAGATATTGCATCTACAGAATCTTCTACTGCCAATGCAGGAAGCGGATATGCGAAAATAATCACATCTACATACCACGACTTTCAGGTGGGAGATTATGTAAGAATCTATAATGCTAATGGAAGCAATATTGCTTCTGTTTATCTTGGTAATTGGCAAATATCAGAAATTGTAAATGGTAATAGTTTTAAGTTTCTTATTGGTAACAATGACACAACTGAAAGAGCACTAGCACCCCTAAGCCCTTCACCAAAAGTAATTTTAGATTTTTCAAATAAAAAATCGTTGGATTTAGAAATGTTTAGAATTCCAATTACAACTAAAAACAGTTTTGTTGAAAATGGACTTTCTAAAATAATGTTTTCTGCTGACCTACCAACAACAAATAGGTATGAGATTAGTGAAATCGGTATTTTTTCAGACGTTGCCGATAAAACTGCCACGGTAAATAGCCAAACCCTTTTTGACTTTTCAACAGAAACTTGGCAATATCATTCATCATCAAGTGTTTCTGACATTCCTTTTAAAAACATCGCTTTGGACGATGGAAGTTTTACAAATGAAATTACGGTGACAGACCCAGTGTTTGAAGCAAATGCAAACAATGTTGTTTTTAATAATGCTACAAGAATTAATAGACAAGAAAGACCAAGATTCTACAACAACTCTTATTTTGTTTATGGCAATAACGCTGCGTTTACAGTTTCTAGTGGTAAACTAACTCCAAGTGGAACAACAAACCATATAGAAATATCAAATATTTCTTTGTCACAACTTAAGAACGCTTCGCCAAGTGACGAAATAAAACTTGCATTATCTATTGTAAATAAAGCACCAGCAACTGCAGCACCAAGTGAGATTAGAGTTTTGCTAGAGTTTGCAACAATTGATAGTTCTGGGAATTCTACAAGTACATATAAGTATAAAAGATTCCATGGAATACTTACAAGTTCTCAACAAGATTTCACTAAAAATAGATATGTAGTATTTACTAAAAAATTAAGTGAACTAGAAAGTTCTGACCAATTTGACTGGGATGAAGTAAAGTTTGTAAAGATATATTCTTCAGTAATTTCTGGCGGTAACCCTAGTTCAAATTATTTGTTAGCATTCGATACAATAGCATTTAATTATACAACAAGTAATAATCCCCTATACGGACTGACTGGATATACTGTAATTAAAAATACAAACAATTTAACTATAACTAAAGAAGAAAATGCACAACAAACAATACAGTTTCAGTTTGTAGTTGGAGTATAATATGGCAGATGAAGGAATTAAAAAAGTCATAATTCGTCAGGCAGACTTGCCAGCAATTAAAGATACTGGCGAGTATCTTTTTAGATATAGGATTAAGTCAAAAGACAACACCCAACAATCTGACTGGTCAAAAAATTATGTAGTTAGTTTAAAAAATAGTATATCTTCATTAGTTGCTGCTAGTCCGATAAGTTATCAACTTACACAAATAGACAATGCAGCAGATAAAAAGAGATTGCAAATATCCTGGAGTATTCCAGATTCAATAGACTTAAACTACTTTGATGTTTATTTAAAGTGGTACTACACCTCAACTTCGCCAGATGAAGGAACTCAGTTGTCCACAAATTGGATACAATATCCAAAGGTGGTGTATAAGCCATTGACTGATATAGATATTCCAGAGGGTGCAAAATATGTACAAATTGCTGTAACTGCTGAAACTTTTCCAAAATTTACTGGAACAAATATAGACAATCAAACAACTTTGTTATTTAAAACAGAACTAAGAAGCATTCCAATTAGCCTAGATGGTGGAGCCATTGTTTAACAGTTATCAAACAACGACTTCTGTGCTATAATATTATTATGACAACAGTACAAATGCCAGGCACAAATCAGCCAATAGACTATGATTTTATTAATCAATTAGTAACTCAGGTTAATTCTCACGACAACT